ACTCCAGCGGGAAGACGATGCCCTCTTGCTCGTCCCGGCGCACCTTCGTGACCATCTCCTTGAAGATCCGCAGCATCTGCTTGTCCTCGGCCGTGGCGTCGGAGCGGAGGATCTTCTTCGGGACGTACACGATGGGGAGACCGGCGAGGTCGCGCTCGATGCCGATCCCCTCGATCTCCTCGATGCGCTTCTTGAAGGACCACGCACGGTACGCGCCGCGCAGGAGGCTCTTGCCCTCGGGGTTGTTCTTCGTCCCCTCGGTTCGGAAGAGGAGCATCTTCTCGATGGGGATGTGCACGAGATGGAAGTAAGGCGGCGCCTGCTGGATCATCTGGACGACGCTGCCGTCGTCGCCGAACTCCCAGCGAGCGAGCGTGTCCTGCGACCGGAGGGCGATCTTGCGCCACCCGATCTTCCCGTCATCGTGGCTGCTGCGCTTCGCCGGGTCCCGCTCGCTCGGACCGACCCGCTTCTTGTAGATGATCTCGAAGGCGCTCCACCCGTAGATGACCATGGTGAGGATCTCGCAGATGAGGTCCTCCCACGAGTGGCTCATGTCGTTCATGCACTCCATGAGGAAGGTCTTGTTGTCCTCGTCCTCTTGGTCTTCGGAGAACGGATCGACGGCCCACTTGACCTGCCGCACGAGCGTGTTGATGGCGTAGAGGATCGTGGCGACCGTGGCGTCGTTGAGCGCCATGTCCTTGTACGCCTTGATCCCGAGCGCGCCGACGAGCCGCGGGAGCGGCTCTTCGTAGACGCGACCGGCGTACCTCGCGAGGCCGGAGGCGCCGAGTTCCTCGTAGATGGGCACGTCCGACGTGGGCTTGTCAGGCACAGTTCCTCCGGTGTAGGCGACCATTCTGGCCCGAGTACGTGGTGTTCACGCTCACCAGTCCCCCCAATACGAGTCCTTGCCGAGGTCCGTGAGGTCGGGGGCGACCACGTCGATGTCTCGGTCGCGCATCGACCACGCCAGCGCTCCGGCGACGACCGAGTCGGGCGGGTGCCCTTCCTTGCTGTTCCCGAAGAGGTCGACGAGTCGGCAGTACCGGTGCTCGGTCACAAGGAAGTCGACCTGCGGGCTGCTGATGGCGTGGTTCTCGATCGCAGCGATGTAGTCCGAGAAGAGCGTGCTCTTCGACGAGGGCGAGAGGACGACCGGCATGATCTCCACGTCGGGGATGCTCTCGTCGATGTAGTCGCCGACCACGTTCCCGATCCCGGTCGAGTCGTAGGCGCAGAGCCCGCGGTAGCGCTGGAGCCGATCGTTCAACTTGCCGATCATCGACTGCCAGTACTCGCGGTTCGTGCGCTGGAAGGCGACCGTCTCCCACGGGTGCTTGTCGGTGCGGAACGTCCAGATGACGGTCCAGTCCTTCTCGCGCGCCCAATCCACTCCGGTGACGTACGGGACCCCGGGCTCGGGCTTCTGGAAGATGAACTCCTGTCCGGCGCGCCCGTCGCAGTGGGGCTTGCGGGAGAACATGGCGTTGAGCGCATCGATGTCGAACGCACGACCCTCGAACGACGGCTCCTGCAACTCGTACTCGGCGTCCCACATGGCCTTCGGGACGAGGATCTTCTTCGCAGCGACCTCGTCGTCGTCGAGCCAGCCGTCGTTGCTCTTGAGGTTCTCCCGGTAGCACCACTCGTAGACGGGCCAGCCCTTCTCGCCCGCCTCCTTGAGGATCTGCGTCATCGTGCCGTCCGGGTACTGGTGCGTGCTCGACATGATCGTCTGCGACTTGACCAACTTCCCGAGCCGCATCTTGTGCATCGGCTGACCGAGAGCGGCCGTGAGGAGCCCGTACTCCATCTCGTCGATCTCGTCGAGGCGCAGGCGCTGCGGGTGCGGGCCACGGACCGAGCGCTGCGACGCCATGAGCGGCCGAATCCACGCTCCGTTGAGGAACGTCGTCTGGTACCGGGTCGGGTCGGCGGCGAGCACGTCCCGAGGCCCGCCCTCTCGCATGAGGCTCTCTTGGATGACCTCGTGGACGTTGAACGACTGCGACGCTGATCCACCGAGGATCGTCGCCATCGCCCCGCGGGCGACCGCTTCGGTGAGCGTGAGCGTGCCGAGGAGCCACGACTTGCCCCCGAACCCTCGGGACGCCTTCCAGACCTGCACCGGGTCCCGGTCGAAGAAGGCGTTGGCGAACGCCGTGAACGGGGCGACGTGACCGGGGCACACCGGTGTGCGCGGGATGCGGACCCCCCACAGGTGCTCGACGAACAGGTGGAGCGTGTCGTCGTCCGTGATCCAGTCGAGATCGATCGTGACGGTCTTCTCCGAAGCCGGAGGAGCGTGCTTGCTGCCCATGCCCTTGCCCTACGCCAGATCGTTGATGATGTGGATGGTGATGTAGTCGTCGTTCGGGTACGTCTGCACTTGACCGGACGAGAACGTGACTTGCCATTCCGCTCGGTAGTCGCCAGTCGTATTGGTGTCAGTGCCCTGCCACTGGTACCGGACAGTTCCAGTCGCTGCGTTCACGATGGTCGCTGCCGCCGACACCTTCGCAACGGATGCTGTCTTGAGCCTCATGTTGAACTTCACAGCGCATCCCGTAAGGTTGACGGGGCTGAGGTTCTCGTCAAGCAACTGCTCTGTCACGTTGCCGTACGTATCGTTGCGCTTGACGTACCACACGGTGCCCGCCATGTCATGTCTCCTTGATGATCGTCGAGGTCGTGCCGGTTCCGACCTTCTTGGTATGCACTACTCCGGTACTCGCTGCTGCTGTAGCGGCCAGTCCTGTACCGACCTTGCGGGTGTACGTCTCGCGCACTTCGGTCGGTGGCGGGAAGATGTTGATGGCGCTCCCGGCCATGGTGCCCGAACCGTTGATCGCTGCGGCGGCGGAACGAACCATGCTCGATTGCCCGGTAAGGATACCGGTGCCGACAAGGTACGCCGTGCCGAACGTCGAGCGGGTCGCCGTCGCTGTAACCGAACCTGCGCCGGAACACGACGACTGCGCGACCACCGTCGCCCTGACGGTGGCCGTGAGGGACCCGGACCCTGCGAGCACGGCCGCCGCCCCGGTGCCGGAGATGACGACGACGGTGCCGGTCAAGGTTCCGGTGCCGGTGGCCGTCGCTGCGGCCGCCATGCGGACCGACGCTGTTGCCGTAGCCGCCCCAGCGCCGCTCATGGCTCCGTCGGCCAATCGCACCCGTACGGCGCTTCCGGTTCCTCCAGAGGCGCCCTGTAGCGCCGCCTGTGCGAGTGCGACGACTTGCGCGCTGCCGGATGCGCCCGAGGTGTTCGTGAGCGCTGCGCCGGTCACTGCGACCCGGGTGGCGGACCCGCCAAGGACGGTGCTCGATGCCGTGAGGCTGGCTCCGGCGGGGACGACGAGACCGACGGTGCCCCGGAGGAGCGACGAGGCGTTGGTGAGGGCTGCCCCGATGTAGCGCGCCGGGGCTGTGAGCGGCTGCGCCACTCCGAACGCCGTGACGCTCGCCGCCGAGTAGTCCGAGAGGTTGCGGTACTCGTACGACGAGAACGTGACGGTCGTCGCCGCGCCGGAGGCCGACGGTCGCGAGGTCCAGATGCCCGAGCGGCCGGTCGCCAGACCAGCGGCGTTCTCGACGTACCCGACGCTGTAGTAGTTCGAAGCGCTCACGGTGCCGATGGTCCACACGGCCCCGGACGGTGGCGACAAGGGGTCCGAGCCGGTCCAGATGCGGGCTTGGTGGAGCGTCTGCGTCCCGCCGTTCACGCTGAAGACCCGGTACTGCAAGACGAATGAGTTGCTCGTCGTAGCGAGGTCGCTCATGCTCGTGTTCGTAGTGCTGACGTCGATAAGTTGCGTACGCGTGCCGCTCGAAACAGACAGCAGCCTCAAGCCGTAGTAATAGGTCGCGTTGGTGTCTTGCGCCGATGCGGTCTGGGCGACGTAGTACGTCTGCGTCGTGTTGCTCGTGCGAGTGCAGCACCCGAACTGCACGGCCGAAGCCGACCGCTTGGCGACGACCGTCGTCATCTGGTCGAGGTACGTCGTGTACCCGGTGGTGACGAGCCGGAAGTACCGGATGCCAGC